CGGCTGACCACGGCGACACGTGTTGGGGATGCCTTTTCACTGGCGGGGTCGAGACTGCTAAATAAAATAGACAGTTTCTGGCGCCGTCGATAGAAGTTCAATGTAAACTACTAGGGAGTTATCCTGATGTCACTCAGTATCAACGCGAAGACCTATACCGCCGATTCCTTTGCAGCCGACGCTGTCGGCTACATCGGTAGTGGCAAGACCGTCTCGGTCAAAGACGACGCAACCTTGCGTCGCACCAAGCCGAAGACGTCTGCCACTTTCAGTGGTTTGGCCCGTACCTCCGCAAAACTGACGCGGACCCTCGCTTTGACGGGAGCGCTCACCCCTACGGGTGACGCAATCATCGAAGTGTTGGTTGCCGTGCCGGTTGGCTATACAGCCGCGGACGTCGATACCCTTCTCAACGACATGGGGGCCTTTGTTGCATCGGCCTCGATGAAGAGTCATGTCAAGAGTCAGCAAGTCTCCTTCTAACGATGGTGACACAGCTATCGCCGGACTACCCTCGGGTGGAAAGATTGTAGCTGAGATTCTTGCGACACCGGGAGTTGCTACCCCGTGTGGGCGGCCTTGCCCTATTGCTAGGAAAGGTCGCGTGATGCTTGCCGTGCTGGTGTTTCTCGTTGTCCAGTACGGTTCGTTACATGTCTCTCCGGATTTCCTGGAGGGACTCGTGCATACTTCGGAGGCTCGTGATGAACCCCAGAAAGTTAAGTGCCCTGAGAAAGGGTAATGAACGTTTGGCGTTAGAGGCTCGAGATTTGCACCTCGCAGTGCTCAATGCCGTGTGCTCGGACCTTGGTAACAAGCTTCAAGGCTCCGCAAAACTCCATGAGGCGGTGATGGATGCCGCCTGTGGGGACGCGGGGCCTTTGCTTGTTGCCGCTGATGCTTTGGTCGAACAGTCGTATGAGACTGCTGCGGAACATTTCGCAGCGCATCAGATTGCTGCCCTTGTTCGGAAGTACCCGTGGGCACCGGATCAGGTTCAACTTGATCCTAAGGCTACGGCTGTACAGAAGTTCTGGAAAGCGGAACATAGATGTCACCGCATTAACCAGCGCTTCGCGGCGTTCAACAAAAGATCGCCGTACGAGCAGGATCTCTCGCGAATGATAGGCTGGATTCAGTATGTCTTGGGTTCAGCTCCTTGTTTAGAAGAGGTCTACACTGGGGCCGGCTTTGGACCGGGGGCCAATGTTGGTGTGTCAGGAAACGCCACCAATCTCGCTCGGAAAGTCTTGAGTGAGCGGTGGACTGTCACACCAGGGTCGCTAGAGGATGCTTATTCGTGTGTCTTACGCCTCCCTCACATGTCTGAAATTCTAGTAGACTGTGGGGAAAGGCTTGGATACCCAGCAAGGCTCGGTAGTGTGGGCGGTCGCGAGACCGTCTACACACCAGTAAGCCCAAACTGTCACCTGGATCCGGACGATATTCGTGCCCGGTACCTGGAGAGAATAGACATCACGCCATACAACAAGATAGCATTTGTGCCGAAGACCGCAAAGACACATAGAACGATTGCGGTCGAACCATTGTTGACGCTCTTGGTTCAGAAGGGTATCGGCACCGCCATGCGCAAACGACTCGCGCGGGTTGGTGTCGACCTAACTGACCAGACGTTCAACCAGCGTCTCGCCCGTGAGGGCTCCGCTGACCCTGACAGCTTTGTCACGATTGATCTCGAGAGCGCTAGTGATAGCGTCTCCCGGGGCTTGGTCGCGGCTTTGCTGCCTCCGGATTGGTACGATCTTTTGGACCGTAACCGGAGTAGGAACTTCCTGCTAGACGGGGTTGTATACCCTTATAGCAAGTTTTGTTCCATGGGTAATGATTTCTGCTTTCCGCTGGAGACTCTTCTGTTCGCTGCCGCTACGCAAGCAGCGGACGCAGGCCAACTTGGACGTGACGTCGCCGTTTATGGTGACGATATCATTGTCCGGGCTAGGTACGCTGAGAGGCTTTTGCAGCTCCTCAGCATCTGCGGCTTTACAGTGAACAAGAGGAAGACCTGTCTGCACGGGTCTTTCCGTGAGTCTTGCGGAGCAGATTGGTTCGGCGGTGAAGATGTACGTCCCATGACTCTTGATTTTGCGCTGGATTCTATCCAGGCGCTTTTCAAGTTTCTAAACCTCACCCTTCGCAACGAACGCACAGCTTTAGCGTTCGAGGGAGTGCGCTCAGATGTAATTGAGCGTATTCCGGATGAGTTCCGCTACTTCCGCCCCCACAAGGGGAACGAAGATAGTGGGATTGACTCCGTGGGCGAGGAGTTCCTTAACTGTCAACACTTGAGGTGGAACAAAAACCTTCAGTGTTGGTCGTGGAAGGAGCTATCAGTGACAGCCGCAGTGGATCGCGGCCTCGCTGGTAAGAGGGGCTATGATACGGCCCTAGTCATGGCGGCCGTGAGCGGTAGTTCTAGCTCACGTCCGTTCACCCTTCGTCGAAAAACGAAGACAAACGTGCGGAACGTTTCGCACGGGGGTGCAACCAGTACGGTCGCACCCCTCCCCGGTCACAGGTCGCCGATCTTTTGGACGGCATACTGGGACTGGGGCATGTAATACAGGCCTGAAGACCTTATCAATCTTCTAAGC